CCATTCTCACTGCCACAAGAGGGCGGCTCGGCGGTCTACCCTCTTCGCCCTCGACATAGCGGGAATGAACCTTAAACGCTCACCCGGTCAGGGTGGCACCTATCACCGAACGGAAGAAAGCAAGAGGCCCTGCTAATGAATATCGAACAAATCGCAAAACAAGAAGGCTTCGAAACTGAAGGCGGAGCCGTAAAAATGGGAACCAATGTTGCCGGTGGCGCAGCTGCCGGAACCATGATTGCGCCCGGTGTCGGAACCGTCATTGGCGCGGGCATGGGACTACTCGGCGGCTTCCTCGGCAACAAATTCAACAAGGATCGTGGAGACGAATCCTACGAACGGCAAAAAGAAGCTCTCCAAAACTCCGTTCAATGGCGTGTAGCAGACGCAAAGAAAGCGGGAATCCACCCGCTCTATGCACTCGGTCAAGCACCTATGCAAATCTCACCAATGGCCTTTGAGGACCGGATCGGTCCCTCAATCTCAGAAATGGGCCAGAACGTAGCCGGGGCAATCGCCCGGCAAGTCACACCCGAAGAAAAGGCTCGGATGGGTATTGAATACCAAGTCGCAGCCTCCCAAGTATCACGCAACGATGCAGAGCGCGATCTGTTCGCCGCTCAAGCAGCCAAAATCCATCTAGAAAACTCCGCAGCGATGGGAGCGGGAACCCGCTCCGGTCTCGGAGTACAATCAGAGGACGGTCAAGCCCCAAATCCTCCCGGCCTCGGAATGATAAATCTCAAACCGGCAGAAGTCACAAGCGCCAAGAAGGGTGCGGCCTGGTCCTCTGCTGGAATCAACCCAACCTATCAACTCCGCATGATCGATAAAAATCTCCCTATGTATATGCCTATCGCAGAAGGCGACTCTCCCCACGAAACCCTCAACGAAATGCCCTACTCTCAATATGCCGGTCTCCTCATGCGAAACGCTCGCATCTTTGGGCCCGGCTGGATGAAGGACTATGTAAACTCGACCTATCTCGGTTTGGAACCAACCGGGAAATACGACACCAAGTCATACAGAAAATAGAAAGGGGGTGAATCAATATGCGTAGACAACGAGGCAGACGGACAGTCAAGCGCCGTCGTTCCTTCCGTGGTCGTGGGAAAAAACGTATGAGCAGGCGAAATCGTCCGCTTAAAGTCGGATTCAGGATGTAATGCTGTGCAAAAAGCCCTTCCGAAAAGCAAATCTATCGTTCGGCTGCGGCCAATGCTCTCACTGTCGCATCAATCGGGTGCGCCTATGGGTGGGCCGGATGCTTTTAGAATCCTACGAGCATCCGGTCTCAGCCTTCCTAACACTCACCTACGACCAACAAAACCTGCCATCTCCTCCGCAGGTAGACAAAAGAGAAATTCAACTCTTTATGAAAAAACTCAGAGCGTACAGCGGCAATCAATACCGCTATTATGCTGTGGGAGAATATGGAGACAAAACGTGGAGACCGCACTACCACCTGATCGTGTACGGACTAAACCCAACGGACAACAAGTTAATCGAAAAATGTTGGAGAAAAGGCTTCGTCTATTACGGCCTGGTGACAGACTCCTCTTGTTCCTACGTTGCTTCCTATGTCATCAAACGAATGACAAAAAAAACAGACCCACGCCTGGGCGGTCTGAATCCAGAGTTCGCCCTAATGTCCCGGCGCCCGGCCCTCGGCTCCAAGATAGTAGATCGCATGACTTCAGCGTATCTCTCGGAGAAAGGTCTAGCGGCCTATGAAAAGCAAGGCAGAGTACAAACAGAGTTTCGAGCAGAAGGTAAGGTCTATTCGATCGGAGCTTATCTCACGAAGAAGCTCCATACCAATCTCGGCATTGAAAAAGCCGACCGTGCGTTATATACTGCTGAAAGATCCCGGCAAGTATGGGAAGAGCAACGTAATCTCACAGCTTCGGAAGTTGACTCAAAATTCAGAGCAAAGTTAGCCCAACAAAACGCCAAAATACGGCAGAAAAGGAAAACACTATGAAACGCTCAAAACACTCGCTATCGCATTACAAACTGCTTACCGGCGACATGGGGAAACTCATCCCGTGCGGCCTGGTTGAAGCCCTACCCGGCGATACCTTTCAACATTCTACAAGCCTCCTACTCCGCATGTCCCCTCTTATGGCTCCTGTCATGCACCCCATCAACGTCCGGGTCCATCACTGGTTCGTTCCAATCAGACTCCTCTGGGACGACTGGGAAGACTTCATTACCGGTGGACCTGACGGCTCAGGCGCAGCCACACCCTATCCAACAAATACCGTCGAGTGGAACGTCACCCAAGGCGGTCTCCTCGACTATCTCGGAGTCCCTCCCGGCACCTATCCTGCCGACTCACTCTCGAGCCTGCCCATGCAGGCGTACAACATGATCTATAACGAATTCTACCGCGACCAAGATTTACAATCAGAGGTCGATCAATATTCAAACTCCGTCCAGAACGTAGCCTGGGAAAAAGACTACTTCACCTCGGCTCGGCCCTGGTCCCAGAAAGGGCCGGCAGTCACCTTACCTATCGGGGCCTCTGCTCCCGTAACCGGCACGATCTCAGGTCAAGCCGGTGTCCCTCCGGTCTTCGATCTCTCCGGTCTCGCTGGTGCAAATCTCGGTGCAACGCTCGGCACCGATACACAATGGGTCAACGGAGCCGGGTCAGGCGACGGGCCCGCATACTGGAACAATCCTGCTCTCAACTTCATCAACGGTATTGCCGACCTCACACAGGCAGTCCCACCAAATATCATCGATGTGCGGCGCGCATTCGCGCTGCAACGGTATCAAGAAGCTCGGGCACAATACGGATCACGCTACACCGAATATCTGCGGTACCTGGGAGTCAAGGCTCAGGACTCCCGGTTACAGCGTCCCGAATATCTCGGAGGCGGCAAACAAACAATCTCCTTCTCGGAAGTCCTCCGGACCGGGAACGAATCCACGGCAACGGAGTCACCGATTGGAGAAATGAAAGGTCATGGCATCGCCGCGCTTCGTTCCAATCGCTATCGGTACTTCTGTCAAGAGCACGGTTATATTCTTACGCTCCTCTCCGTGCGACCACGCTCCATGTATAATGACGGGCTGGCTCGTACCTGGTCCCGTCGAACCAAAGAAGACTACTACCAGAAAGAACTGGAATTAATCGGTCAGCAAGAAGTCTTCAACCGCGAAGTCTTCGTCCAGGGCAACGCCCAAGATGCAGAAGTCTTCGGCTACAATGATCGCTATGCCGAATATCGGCATGAGTACTCAAAGATCAGCGGAGAATTCCGCTCACTTCTCGACTATTGGCACCTGGGCCGCAAATTCGCCTCACTCCCCACACTCAACGGCCCCTTTATCACCTGCGATCCCGGCAAACGGATATTCGCAGAACAAACACAACACTCCATGTGGCTCATGATCCAGCACAACGTCAAAGCCCGGAGGCTGGTAGGAAAACAGACTATCGGCAGAATAATCTAAACCTCAACGGGGTACTCCACTTCTTGGGGTACCCCCCACCTTACTAACAGGAGAACACCATGAACACGGCAAAACGTCACGACGAGCAGAACCGCGAAGTACTCGACAAAACCCCTGTCGAAATGCCCCTCGGCTATGAAAAACCCGAATCACTGGAATCCATGATCGCCAGAATGATTCGCACAACCTCAGTACAGGCCGCGAAAGCAGGCTTTGAGACTGCGGAAGAGGCCGACGACTTCGACGACGACGACGAAGGCGAACTTAAGAGCGAGTACCAATTCACTGATATGCAGGAGGAAAATCCCTATGCTCTCCCAAAACCGACTAACAAGGCCCCAATGGGTAACGATCCTGCCCAAGCAGCCCTCGCTCCAAACCAAGCTCCCGGAGTGGCTCAAACGGCTCCTGTGCAGCCTACAAACAACCCGGCGGTCAACGCCGCTCAGTAAGTACTTGATACTTACTGTGCTAACTGACATACTCCTAGCATCTGGAGGATGCGTCAATGTCCAAATCCCACAAACGCAAATACCGCCACGCCTGGGAATCACCGAAGAAAGACTCTCGGAGCGTTGCCCCAACTCCGCGCAGCGGGCTCCCGAAACAAGTCTCTTTCAAGGGTCCAGACAAGGCGGCTTTGCCTCCCTATCTGGACAAACACTTTCGTCCAATC